TGGCACTCCAGATGGTGAGCCGATCCTGCTTTCAGAAGAAGAGTGGGAAAAGAAAAAGATGTCTATGGGCCAATACGTTTTGGCTTGTCAGATGTTGCAGAACCCCATTGCTGGCTCTGATCAAGTGTTTGATCCAGAGTGGATTCGACGCATAGAAATAAGACCGCGGGTCTTAAACATTTACATTTTATGCGACCCAGCGCATTCCAAAAAAAGTTCATCGGATAGAACGGCTATTGCAATCATTGGGATTGATCATGCCTTCAACAAATATCTCCTCGATGGGCTGTGCCACAGGCTTAACCTTGCCGAACGTTGGCAAGTGCTTTCTAAATTCCGAAACAAATGGATTAGACAGCCCGGAGTGCGAACGGTGAAAGTCGGTTACGAGCGATACGGAAAAGATTCCGATATCGAGCATTTTAAAGAGATGATGAAAATAGAACAGAACTATTTTCCCATCGAAGAGTTAAGTTGGCCAAGAGAAGGGCCGGGTTCTAAACGGGATCGAGTTCAACGTCTTCAGCCCGACTTTGAGAACTGGCGCTTCTTCTTGGCCCCTTCTTCAGACTCCCTGACCTCAAATCAGAAAAAAGCATTTGAGCAGGGGGACGGTTCGCTCATTGTCCGCCCCATAAAGCAAAAAGATGAGAACGGCAGGCTGTACGACGTTGTCCAGAGAATGATTGATAACGAGTACAACCTATTCCCGGCGGTTCACGTTGATATGTTAGATGCCATGTCGCGCATCTATGACATTGAAGCGTCGCCGCCTCAAACCGTGTTCCAAGATGATCTGGAACCAGAAGCGATACCGGCTTATTGATATGGATTTGCTAGACAAAGACTACAAGATTGAGCAAGTAACTCCTAGCGAGTTAGCGGTTTACTTTTTGTCCAATTTTTTTGAGGGCACGGGCGAAGAAATCGAAGAAATGCCAATTGCTCAGGCGCTTACAAAACTTATTCACAACCTCGTTTACGAAACCGTTTCGATTATGAACGACGAGGAAGAACACACTGTTCACTAATGGCTACAAAAAAAGTCAAAACAAAATATCGTAAATACAGTTGGAAAGACTTATGCGACAAAGCAGAAGAGGCGGAGGAGCCTGTTCTGGCTTACGACTTCCCACAAACAAAACTTTACGAAAATCCACGAAGACCTTACGGGCCTAGAAAATGAAAGAAAAAGTTATTCAGTTTTTTAACGACAACCCACGCGCAAAGTCTGTTGCAATTTTTGCAGTCGCGGTGTTAATCCTAGTTGCAATCTTTGGATGAAAGTTTTAGTTGATGCCCACAAGGGCAGTATGATGCAAGAGGCGGCTATCGTCAGTTTAGTCAAGAACGTGGCCGACACTCTGGAAAAGCATTACCCCGGACACGCATGGGCGGTTGGCCCAAGCAATGATTATTCAATGCTTGCTATCTGGAATGAAGCGCTTTCTATGCGCTATGGAATGTGGATTCGCATCAACGATATTGATCCAGAGTACAAAAACGTAATGAGATGGGCAGGCGAGTTGCTCGAAAGGGCTAAGGTTAGTCGCGGCATGGCTAACCCTCAAGAACTTGAATCCATAAAGAGGGACTTTAGGGGCGAGGCAATATTCGATGAAGGGTGATGTCCCAATTAATTTAGAAGAAGAGAAGTCCCCGTGGCTGACTCTTGCTCAAGAGGCGTATGAATCATCTACGTCTTATCTGGATGCGAATTACCGGAGGCAGTGGGACAGGAATATATCGTTATTCCAGTCCAAGCACCCAAGCGGCTCTAAGTACCATTCTTCGCAATATCAGCATCGCTCTAGGCTGTTTAGGCCAAAAACGCGATCCGCAGTTCGCACTAACGAGGCCGCAGTCACAGCGGCCTTTTTTGCGACTGAAGATGTTGTTTCTGTTTATCCGCAAAACGATTCGGATCAGGAACAAAGGGCATCTGCAACCATTCTGAAGCACTTGCTTCAGTACCGACTGACAAAGTCGATTCCTTGGTTTCAGACCTTGGTAGGCGCATATCAGGAGTCTTTGGTGTTTGGGTCGGTTGTTTCCCATCAATACTGGGATTACCGAGAAGAAAAAACGACCCGAGAGATTGAGGTCGTTGATGAGTTAGGGAATCTTGTTCTGGGTGAAAACGGCGAGCCTCTTGTAGACGAGGTAACTGAAACCAAAGTTGTTAAAGATAACCCTGTAGTGCGGTTAATTGCTTCTGAGAATTTTAGAATAGACCCCGCCGCCGATTGGTTAGACCCTGTCAATAGTTCTCCTTACGTCATTGAGATTATTCCTATGTATCTCTCCGACATATTGGAGAAAATGGATACGATTGATCCAAAGACTGGTGAGCCAAAATGGAAACGTCTCAAGATCGGACAATTGCTGGAGTCAGCGAAAAGAAGTGAGTTCGACTCTACAAGACAAACACGACAGGGTAAGCGCCAAGACCCGTTAGTTGATAAGCAGGACTTTGTCTCAGAGTACCAGACTATCTTTGTCCACAAAAACATTGTCAAAAGAAACGGCAAGGACTGGATTTATTACACGGCTGGCACTCAGTATCTTCTGTCTACTCCCAAGCCGCTTAGAGATGTCTATCCGCATTTGAGAGAAGGCGAGCGCCCGTATGTGATGGGTAGCACGGTTATCGAAGCGCATCGCACATACCCAACATCTCTTATCGAGTTGACTCAGGATTTGCAGACTGCGGCAAACGATATCGCAAACCAGAGATACGACAACGTACAACTGGTTCTTAACAAACGCTATCACATTCGCCGAAGCGCCAACATCGACATTCACTCGCTAAAGAGAAGTGTCCCCGGCGGTTCAGTGATGATGGACGATCCTATTAGTGACGTTCAGATTGTTAACACGCCAGATGTAACCGCATCGAGTTACGAAGAGCAAGATCGACTTAACGTTGATTTTGACGATATCGCGGGTAACTTCTCTCAGGGCACTGTTCAAACCAACAGGATGATGAATGAGACTGTTGGCGGCATGGAGATGCTTACGTCAAACGCCAACTCCATGATTGAGTACATGATCCGCACCTTTGCTACAACTTGGATCGAACCAGTCATCATGCAGTTGATTCGTCTTGAGCAGTACTACGAGACCGATAAGATCGTTTTACAGGTTGCAACAAATAGGGCGGAGCAACAAAACAAAGAAGAGCCCGGTTTTTATCAAAAATTTACTGGGCCAGAAATGGACGATCTACTACGACACGAAGTAACTGTCGGTGTGAATGTAGGGACAGGGGCCACTGATCCTGTTCGCAAGATTGAAAAACTGTTATTGGGTATTCGCACGATGGGCGAAATCAACCCAGACCTTATCTATGTCCTAAACCAAGAAGAGATCAGCAAAGAAGTATTTGGGGCGCTCGGATACAAAGACAGCAAACGGTTCACCACTGAGGAAGCCCAACCCAAAGTTGGCGAACTTGCCGCACAGATTGAAGAACTCAGCGGCATGGTTCAGCAACTTATGGAGCGTGGAGCCTCTAAAGAGATTGATGCACAGGCAAGAATCCTGTCCGCACAAATTAAGGGTCAATCTGATGTTCAAGCCGCTAAAGAGAAAGCGCGTGGCGACATCGTGTCTACCCAGATTGCAACGGATTCTAGAGAGCGCTCTGATATTGCTAAACAACAAGTGGCAATTATTGAGGCAAGAATCAAAGCCGAGAAAAACGATATTGCTCGCGGCGAATTGATTCTGCAAAAAGAGGCTCTTGTACACAAGATGTTGTTGGAAGAAGACGCTTCTATCGGTGTGTCTCCCGGTAACGAAGAAGGCAAACAGATGTCGGATGTTTTGATGAACGACCAGTATGGAAATGTGCCCGGCGCTGAAGGATAAAAAAATATTTAATGGATGAAACCGAGTTATTGATTGCGGAGGCCAGACTTGGCTCGCAAGCAAAAGACTTTCTGAAGTCTCCTGTTGGTCAATTCATTGCGGGCAGAGCGCTCAAGGCAAAACAAGAAGCCTTTGAAGCGTGGATGAATGTAGAGCCCCATGATGAAGAAGCCATCAGGGAACTTCAATTTCGCGCACGGCTACCTCAACTGGTTGTTCGATGGTTAGAGGAGGCTATCAACCAAGCAAAACACGCAGAAGAAACTCTAAACGAGTTTAAGGAGTAAAAATGGACGCTATCCAACAGGACGTGGACTCAGAACTTCAAGAAGAAGGTTCCAACGAGTTTTTAACGCCTCAACAGTCTGACATTGAACGCATTGCTGAAAAAGTTCAACAAGACCATATGGATGAAGGCTCGTTTAATGAGGAGCCGGAAGAATTACAACCTTCAGAGGATTACTCAAGCCCCCTAATAAAAAGGGAGGGCAAGTGGTATGCCACTGCTAAGGTAAACGGCGAATCAGTTGATGTGGACTGGGAAGATGTGCTGGCCCAGTACCAGAAAAACTCAGCCGCCGACAAACGACTTCAAGAGGCCGCAGAACGCCAGCGAGAGTTGGAAGAGTATGAGGCCAAATTGAATGCCTATAGGCGAGACCTAGAGGCACAAAAACGTCAGCCATCCGTGGACGCTGACGTAGAACAATCGCCATCTTCGGACGCGACTGATGCTCTATATGAGCAATACCACGATGCCCTCTTTCAAGGCGATGAAACTAAAGCAAGCAAATTGCTCAAGCAGATTCGTGCCGCAGAGAAACCGAAATCCCAAGAAATTGATGTTAAGAGCATCATCGAGAGGACTAAGGCAGAAATGCGGGAAGAGGAGAAAAGATCAAGAGAGCGAGGATACGAACTTCGTCGTCAGCAAGCAGTCAGTATGTTCAAGGATGAATTTCCTGACATTGCAGACGACAGTTCTCTTCTTGCTGTTGCAGATCGACGTTCTGCTGAACTGTACAAAGAGAATCCTACCCGTGACCCGTGGGACATTATGCAGGAGTGTGGCGAATATGCCCGCAACTGGATAAAGCAATACGCGGAAAAAATGGGCGGAGGATCGAGAGAGGTTGAGCGCAAGGAGCGCAAGCAGAGCATGGAGGAAGTTACACCCGTGAACGTCCGATCCTCTATTGGAGAAGACGAGATCGAGTTGACCTACTCCGACATCATATCGGAAATGCGAGAGAGTCGGGGACAACCCGCTTAATCGCTAATTTTAACTTTCTAACGTAAAGGTACGAAACAATGGCTGGACAAGTCTGGGGAACCAATACCCTCGGTGGGTATATGTACTCCCTTAACCTCTCCAAGGAATTGCGTATGTCTTTGCGTCCGATTGTTAAGTTCCGTCAGTTCGCGGATGTTAAGGACGCCGCGCATCAAGGTCTCAACAAAGGTGACACTTTCCACTGGAACGTGTACTCGACTGTTGCGGCTGGCGGTGCGGCTTTGACCGAAGGCACTGCGATTGCTGAAACGAACTTCACAATCACGCAAGGAACCATGTCCATCACGGAATATGGTAACAGCATTCCTTTCACCTCCAAACTGGACGATCTCTCTGAGCATCCGGTGAAGGAAATCATCCACAAGGTCTTGAAGGTCGATTGCGCTCAGGTGCTTGATGACCTCGTCGCTGATCAGATGGACGCAACTCCTCTGCGCGTTGCTCCTACGGGAGGCACTTCGACCGATTCGGTTACGCTTACTACAGACGGTACTGCAACCATCGTTAACACGGTTGCTCTTGGCAAGGATCACGTCAAGGCAATTGTAGATTTAATGAAGGAGCGCAACATCCCGGCTTACTCCGGCGATGACTACTACTGTTTAGCGTGGCCTACCACTTATCGCACTTTGAAAAACAATCTGGAATCGATCAATCAGTACGTCGAAACCGGTTTCCAAATGATCCGCAACGGTGAAATTGGTCGTTTTGAAGGTGTGCGTTTTGTCGAGCAGACCTACCGAGCCAAGGGTGGTTCCGCCTCTGGTATGGG